CGGCGTACAGCTATCTGTGGGAGAGCAAGGCGGCGCTGGAGCAGGTGAAGGTTTTCATCCTCGCCACGGACGGGGACGACACCGGCAAGGCTCTGGCTCATGACCTCGCATCGGTCCTCGGCGTCGAGCGCTGCAAATTCGTCAGCTATCCGGACGGGTGCAAGGATCTGAACGAGGTTTTCCTCAAGGACGGCCTGCGCGGGGTCAACGAACTGATCCACTGCGCCAAGCCGTTCCCGGTGCGCGGCCTCTACAATCTGGAGGATTTCCCGGACGCGCCGCCGGTCCGCGGCATACCGACCGGGATCGCCTGCATCGATGACAAGATAGAGATCGTGCTCGGCACCCTCACCGTGTTCACCGGCTATGCGAACATGGGCAAATCCACGGTGATCAACACTATCCTGGCGAACTGCGTCATGCGGAACATCACCTGCTGCGTGGCCAGTTTCGAGACGGCCCCGAAGCCGATCCTGCGGGACAGCATCGCGAAGGCGCTCATCGGCTGCGGCAATGCGGAATTCCAAACGCACGGCCAGCGCCAGCTCGCCTACCAGTCGATCGAGAAGCATATCAAGATCATCTCCAACGCGCTCGACGAGGACATGGAGATGGATATCGACATGTTCCTGGAGACGGCCCGGGTCTGCGTGCTCCGCGATGGTGCGAGGGTCATCATCCTCGATCCATGGAATGAGATCGAGCACAAGCGCAGCCGCGACGAGACGACCACCGAGTATATCGGGCGCGCAATCCGGCGGATCAAAGCCTTCGCCAAGCGCTACAATGTCGCGTTCTGGATCGTTGCGCACCCCACCAAGCCGCAGAAGGGCGTCAACCAGATCCCCGGCCTGTACGATATTTCGGACAGCGCGAACTGGTCGAACAAGGCGGATTATGGTCTCGTCTATCACCGCGGCGACAAGACCAAGAACGAGGCCCAGCTTGCCGTCGTGAAGGTGCGCATGGGCCTGCCAGGCACTTGCGGCGTCTCGACCGTGAAATTCGACCACCGCGTCAGCCGCATCAATGAGTTGGCAGCATGACTACCCTCTCCATCGGCAAGGTCTTGGCCGCGTGACCATGCCGACGATCTGCGACCACGCGGTCCTTCGATATCTCGAACGCGTCTACGGCGTCGATGTCGAGGCGGTGCGCGAGGAAATGCGCTCTCCTGCGCTGGAAACCGCGAACGACTTCGGGGCCGCCACCGTCATCAAGGGCAATGGCGGCCGGCTGATTTTGAGGAGCGGGGTGGTCGTCACCACTCTGCCGAAGAGGGGGAATTGAACATGGACGTGATGAATTTCGAGGTCTCGCACCCCGGCACTGGTGAAGTGCTAACCCTGGCGGACGGCATGCCGATCGAGGACTGGACCGAATATGGCCGGTCCCTGTTCGCGGTAGAGAAGCAGATCAGTTGGAAGATTGCTGACTGGTGGGCGTTTGGCGAGAGCAAGTATGGGGAGCGGGCGAAACTGGCCGTGGAGGGTGTGTTTGGCAAATCGTTCCAAACGCTCCAGAACGCCGGCAGCACGGCCCGGGCATTTCCCGAAGCCTACCGCCAGCGGGAGGTTCCGTTCTCGCACCATGCCGAGGTCGCGGCCCTCGCTCGCGTCGATCCGGAAGCCGCAGCGACGATCCTGCAGCACGCGGCCGACCAGGGCAGCACGAAGATGGAGGTGCGCGAAGAGGTCCGGCTGATCCGCGAGCCGGACTCAATGCCGGCGGCTCGTCCGGATCCGGTGCCCGAGCCCGAACTGTTCGCCGCCGAGCCCGTGCCACTCACCGACGAACAGCATGTCCGCCGCATCGTCTCATACTGGAATCGCGCATCGGATGCCGCCCGGGAAGAGGTCCGTCTGCTGGCCGAGGATGCAAACTGGGGGATCATCACGCTGTGAGCATCGTCTATCGCCCCCACCAGATCGAACCTGTCCCGCCGCGCTTCGAAGAGGAATTCGTCCGCGGAGGTTGGCGGCGCGTCGAGAACATTTTCAACATGCGCACCACCGTCGTGCTTCGGTGGCTGGATCAGTGCGACCGGGTGAGGCTCAAGGCGCTGCGCGATCGTTACCGGCGGGGCGACCTGTCGGCATTGGATGAGGTCCGGGGTGTGTCCGTAGCGTCCGTAGTTGTTTCGGTGGAGGGATAGGGGATTATGACACCGAAACAGGAAGCCTTCGTCCGCGAATATCTGATCGATCTCAACGCGACCCAAGCGGCGATCCGGGCTGGGTATAGCGCTGACACGGCAGGTTCGCAGGGGCATGACCTCCTTAAAAAACCTGAAATTGTCGCATCGATCGCCAATGCGCAGGCGAAACGGTCGGCGCGCACCGAAATTACCCAGGACATGGTGATCCGCGAACTGGCGAAAATCGGCTTTGCGGACATGCGCAAACTGCTTAAGTGGACGGGTAATCAGCCCCGCATGGACCTCGACGCAGCCGAGGAATCGGGTGAGGTGGAGATCAGCGCGGCCAACTTCATCCGCCTGTTCGACAGCGACGAACTGGACGATGAGATCGTGGGGGCCATCTCCGAGATCAGCCAGACGCGCGACGGTGCGCTCAAGGTCAAGCTGCACGACAAGCAGGCCGCGCTGGTCAACATCGGCAAACATCTCGGCATGTTCAAGGAGCGGGTCGACGTGGGCCTGACCCCGGAAGCCGTTGACCTGATCACCGCATCCATGACCGCCAGGGAAGCCGCCGAGCGCTATCGCGACGAGATCGGTTGATGCTCGACGCCCGGCCCGCATGGCCGCCAGATTATGTCTCGGTCCTGATCGAACGGCAGCAGCGGGTCCGGAAGATTCGCGTCGATCCTGTGCTGCAGCTTGGCCTCGCCGAGCGCTACCGGACAGATCCTGTCGCGTGGATCAACCATTGGGCGGTGACATACGACCCGCGAAAGGCCGGCGACCCCAGCACCCCGACCACGATGCCGTTCGTCCTGTTCAAGCGGCAGGAGGAATTGGCAGAATTCCTCCTTGCATGCATCACCGACCAGCAGAACGGCTTGGCGGAAAAGGCCCGCGACATGGGCGCAACCTGGCTGTGCTGTGCCTTCTCGGTCTGGCTGTGGCGCTATTGGCCCGGCGCGGCAGTGGGCTGGGGAAGCCGCAAGGAGCAGTTGGTCGACAAGATCGGCGACCCGGATAGCATTTTCGAGAAGATGCGGATCATCATCCGGAATCTGCCCCGGTTCATGCTGCCTGCGGGTTTCAGCGAGAAGGATCACATGCCATTCATGAAGATCGTCAACCCAGAGACGGGCGCGACGATCACTGGCGAGGCTGGCGACAATATCGGTCGCGGCGGCCGAAAGTTGATCTATTTCAAGGACGAGAGCGCCCATTACGAGCGTCCGGAGAAGATCGAAGCCGCGCTGGCGGACAACACGAACGTCCAGATAGATATCAGTTCGGTGAACGGGCTCGGCAACGTGTTCCACCGTCGACGCGAGGCTGGGCAGGAGTGGGCGCCGGGACAGGATCTCGCGCGCAACCGCGTGAACGTGTTCGTGATGGACTGGCGTGACCACCCCGCCAAGGATCAGGCATGGTATGACCAGCGCCGGGCCAAAGCGGAATCGGACGGCCTGCTGCACGTCTTCGCCCAGGAGGTCGACCGCGATTATTCCGCGTCTGTCGCTGGCGTGATCATCCCATCAGCGTGGGTGGCTTCGGCCATTGATGCCCATATCGCGCTCAGTTTCGACGATAGCGGAGCATGGCGCGCGGCCCTCGATCCCTATGACGAAGGCGACGATCTGCACGCGCTGGCAATCGCCAAGGGCTCGATCATGCATAGCGTCGACGCTTGGGGCGAGGGCGACACCGGCGCGGCCACCCGCAAGGCTGTCGACGCGCTCCGCGGCAAGACCGTCGACCTCCAATATGACAGCGTTGGCGTCGGCGCGGGCGTGAAATCCGAGGCTAACAGGCTCAAGGACGACAAGGATAGCGAGGGCAATCCCCTGCTGCCCAAGGGCATCACCTTCGTCCCATGGAGCGCGGGCGCCGGGGTTCTCAATCCCGATGAGCGCGTCATCCCTGGCGACAAGGAAAGCCCGCTGAA